AAGGGTGAGATTGGTGTTATATTAGCTCCTACAGGGGTTGGTAAAACAACTATCTTAACTAAGATTGCTAATACCGCATTCAATATGGGGTACAACGTTTTACAAGTATTCTTCGAGGACAATCCAAAGATTGTTCAAAGAAAACACTTCACTATTTGGACAGGTATTGCACCTGACGAACTAGCACATCATAGAGAAGAGGTAATGGGTAAAATAACTGAAATTCAAGAAACAATGAAAAACAAGTTGATTCTTAAAAAGTTAGCGTCCGATACCATGACTATGAATCAACTTAAGAACCAAGTTAGAAAGATGATTGCGGATGGAAACAAAATTGATATGATTATGTTAGATTATATCGATTGTGTACTTCCTGAATCATCAAGTAAAGACGAGTGGAAAGCTGAGGGTTCTGTTATGAGAGGATTCGAAGCGATGTGTCACGAATTGAATTTAGTTGGCTGGACAGCAACCCAAGGTAATAGAAGTTCTATTTCATCTGAGGTTGTAACGACAGACCAAATGGGTGGCTCAATTAAAAAGGCACAAGTTGGACACGTTATTATTACCGTAGCGAAAACACTTCAACAAAAAGAAATGAATTTAGCAACAATAGCCATTACAAAATCACGTCTTGGAAAAGACGGAGTTGTATTTGAAAACTGCAAATTCAATAATGAACTTCTTGAAATCGACACAGAAAGCTCGGTTACCTTCCTTGGATTCGAGGAACAACAAGAAGAAAGAAAGAGAGATAGAGTTAAGGAACTTATGGAGAAAAGAAAGGCAAAAGAAGAAGCCCAAAAATCTCAAAATAACGGTTAATTAAATATCTACTTTTTCTCAAAAAAACTTATTTTTTTTTAAAAATAAATGTGGTCAATAACCACACAACTGCATATTTATCATTAAAATCGACGATTTTTGATAAAAAAACAATTACTTAAAAATTAACAAATGGACATTTCAAACAGAATTTTATCGGACATTACAGTGTACATGAAGTACGCGAAGTATATTCCTGAATTAAAGAGAAGAGAAACGTGGCAAGAGCTTGTCACAAGAAACATGGAGATGCATATCAAGCAATACCCTAAATTAGAAAAGGAGATTCGCGAGAACTATATGTATGTCTACAAAAAACAAGTTTTACCATCAATGAGGTCAATGCAGTTTGCTGGTAAACCTATTGAAATTTCACCAAACAGAATTTATAACTGTGCCTTTGCACCAATTGATGATTGGAGAGTATTCTCTGAAATCATGTTCTTACTTTTGGGTGGAACAGGAGTTGGATACTCAGTTCAAAAACATCACGTGGATGCATTACCTGAAATCAGAAAACCTAATAAAGAAAGAGGAAGACGTTGGTTAGTTGCTGACTCTATCGAAGGATGGGCTGACGCTGTTAAAGTGTTGGTTAAATCTTATTTTTTCGGAGGTTCTCACATTCAATTCGATTTCAGTGATATTAGAGCAAAAGGAGCTAGATTGGTTACATCAGGAGGTAAAGCTCCTGGTCCTCAACCATTAAAAGAGTGTCTTATCAAAATCGAAGGGATTTTAGATTCTAAAGAAGACGGTGAAAAACTAAGAGCAATCGAAGTACATGATATGGTTTGTCATATTGCAGACGCAGTATTGGCAGGTGGTATCAGAAGAGCGGCACTTATTTCATTATTCTCGGCAACAGACGATGAAATGATTGGTTGTAAGAGTGGAGCTTGGTGGGAAACAAATCCACAAAGAGGTAGAGCAAATAACTCAGCAGTTCTAATGAGACATAAGATTGAGAAAGATTATTTCATGGACTTATGGAAAAGAATTGAAGTTAGTGGAGCAGGAGAACCTGGTATCTACTTAAGTAACGATAAAGATTGGGGAACTAACCCATGTTGTGAAATTGGACTTAGACCATTCCAATTCTGTAACCTTACTGAGGTTAACGTATCTAACGTTGTATCTCAAGAAGATTACGAAGATAGAGTTAGAGCGGCTACGTTCATTGGAACACTTCAGGCTGGTTATACTAATTTCCACTACCTTAGACCAATTTGGCAAAGAACAACTGAGAAAGACGCATTGATTGGTATTTCAATGACAGGTATCGGTTCAGGTGCGGTTCTTGGATTGAACATGAAATCAGCGGCTAAGGTTGTTAAAGAAGAAAACAAAAGAGTTGCTGACTTACTTAATATTAATCCTGCGGCTAGAACAACAACTGTTAAACCAGCTGGAACAACATCACTTACTTTGGGAACATCAAGTGGTATTCACGCATGGCATAACGATTATTACATCAGAAGAGTAAGAGTTGGAAAGAATGAGGCGATATATACACACCTCAAAGAAAACCATCCTGAATTAGTTGAGGATGAATACTTCAGACCACACGACACTGCAGTAATTGGTATTCCACAAAAGTCACCTGAGGGTTCAATCTTAAGAAATGAATCTCCAATTCAACTTCTTGAAAGAGTTAAAAAAATTCAACAAGAGTGGGTTAGACCAGGTCACAGAAGTGGTTCAAACGCTCACAACGTATCAGCAACAGTTTCTATTCGTGAACACGAGTGGCCAGCGGTTGGTGAGTGGATGTGGGAAAACAAAGAACACTATAATGGATTATCGGTTCTACCATATGATGGAGGAACATATATTCAAGCACCATTCGAAGATTGTACTAAAGAAAAGTACGAAGAGTTGATGAAAACATTACATGACGTAGATTTGTCAAAAATTGTAGAATTAGATGATGATACAGATTTGAGTGGAGAAGCGGCATGTGCTGGTGGAGCTTGTGAAGTAAAATTCGTATAAAAAATGAATCACATTAATAATGAAAGGGAGAAGCCTAAAAACCTTCTCCCTTCTGATTTTTACTATAACGACAAGGGATTAGTTGTCCTGAGTGAAACTTTTCATATCAATAGAGGATATTGTTGTGGAAACCGATGTATGAATTGTCCGTACGAACCAAAATATCAAAAAGGTAATACCTATTTAGTAAAAAAATAATCCAAGTATATTTATGGGATATGGCAGAAGGAATTACATATGGTTTAAATTTTCCCTTTAGAGATTCGAGACGTGGGGATTACTTGGAGTTAACCGAATTGGAGGCTCAAGAAATCAAAGCGGACTTGATACATCTTTTATTGACAAGAAAAGGTAGTAGATATTTTTTACCTGACTTTGGAACTAGATTGTATGAATTTTTATTCGAACCATTTGATGGATTGACTTTCGATGCTATACAATCTGACATTAGAGATTCAGTACAGAGATATATGCCGAACCTGTTATTGAATCAAATATCAATCACACCCGCAGACCCGATGGAAGAGGTTGATACTATGTTAGGTGAAAATACTGTCGGAACAAGCGAATCTCCAATATACCGATTTCCAGGAAAAGGTACCTCTGAGTATACCGCAAAAATCAGAATAGATTATTCGAATAATAGAACAACTTTCGCTCAGAGTGATTTTGTTATAATTAATATTTAATATAGATGGCAAATCGTAAAATTTCATATACAACCAGAGATTATCAAGGAATAAGAACTGAATTACTCAACTACGTTAAGACGTATTATCCTGAATTGATTCAGGATTTTAATGACGCTTCTGTATTCTCTGTGTTTATAGATTTGAACGCCGCGATTGCTGATAACCTTCACTACCACATAGATAGAAGTATTCAAGAAACAGTGCTTCAGTACGCACAACAAAGGTCATCAATATATAATATTGCTAGAACATATGGATTGAAACTACCTGGACAGAGACCATCTGTTTCCTTAGTAGATTTTTCAATTACAGTTCCAGCTTTCGGAGATAAAGAAGACGAAAGATATCTTGGAGTTTTAGCCAGAGGGTCTCAAGTTTCAGGAGCGGGTATTATTTTCGAGAACATTTATGATGTTGATTTTACATCACCATACAATGCTCAAGGTTTCCCTAACAGATTAAAAATCCCTAACTTTAATGCTAACAATGTTCTTGTTAATTATACAATTACAAAGAGAGAATTAGTTGTTAACGGTATCACCAAAGTATTCAAAAGAGTTATCACACCGAACGATGTTAAACCATTCTTTGAATTATTCTTACCTGAGAAAAATGTTTTAGGTATAACAAGTGTGTTACTTAAGAGTGGTACAGAGTATACAAACATACCAACAACAGCAGAATTTTTAGGTGCATCGAACAAATGGTACGAAGTAGATGCTTTAGCTGAAGACAGAGTATTCATCGAGGACCCGACAAAAGTTTCGGACCAGCCAGGTATTAAAGTAGGAAGATACATACAAACACAAAATAGATTTATTACCGAATACACTCCAGAAGGTTTCAAAAAAATGACATTTGGTGGTGGAACAAATACTGCACAAGATGCGTTGAATCAATTTACCACCTTAGGAGCGACTTTAGACCTACAAAGATATTCTAATAACATATCTTTAGGTTCTGCTTTAATTCCAAACTCAACCTTATTCATTCAATATAGAGTTGGTGGAGGATTGGGAACTAACTTAGGAACTAATGTTATTAATCAGATTGGTACTGTTTCATTCTTTGTTAATGGACCATCTGAACTTACAAACTCATCTGTTGTTAATTCTTTAAGATGTAATAACGTAACTGCCGCTATCGGCGGGGCTGGATTACCATCATTAGAAGAAATTAGAAACTACGTATCATTCAACTTCTCAGCACAAAAGCGAGCAGTAACAGTTCAAGATTATGAATCAATTATTAGAAACATGCCGTCAGAGTTTGGAGCACCTGCAAAAGTTTCAATCACTGAAGATAATAATAAGATATTAATTCAGTTGTTGTCTTACGATACTTCAGGTAAATTAACAAACATAGTATCAAATACTTTGAGACAAAATGTTGCCACTTATCTTTCTAACTATAGAATGATGAACGATTACATTTCGATACTGACCGCTGAGGTTATTGATTTGAGTGTTGAAGTATCAATTGTTTTAGATTCCGCTCAGAATTCAGGACAAGTTATTACGGATGTTGTTGATAGAATTTCAACTTATTTTGACCCACAAATTAGAGAGTTAGGTCAAAATGTATACTTATCTGAACTTCAGAGTATTGTACAAAATCAAAACGGAGTGTTAACTGTTGCAGGAATTAAAGTTTTCAATAATGTTGGTGGACAATATTCTTCAGCGGAAACATCAATGCAGTATTTAGACCCTGAGACCAAACAAATTGCACCTGTTGACGACACAATCTTTGCTCAACCGTCACAAGTATATCAGATAAGATATCCGAACAAAGATATTAAAGTTTCGGTTAAAAACTTCCAATCTATTACATTTACTTAATAGGTTTATTCTCACACCGATTGGTTTATAATTTATAATGTGTGTATCCGAACTTTAAAAATTACACATAAACTATTTATAAACTAAAGGCATTACATGGGTGATTCATATAGAATTAAGACTGAACTTGGTATTAATAAATCAATTAATATTCAATTAGACCAAGAATTCGAGTTCTTAGAAATCTTATCTCTTAAAATACAACAAACAGACATCTACACAAGAAGTTGTGCGGACTATGGTGTTTTAGTTGGTAGAGTCACTGCAAACAATGGATTTGGAATCCCAAATGCCAGAGTATCCATTTTCATACCGATTGAACAAGTAGACGAATCGAATCCGATTATTACAAGTATATACCCATACAAATCTCCAAACGATAAAAATGAAGATGGGTATAGATATAATCTATTACCATACGAACCATCTTACTCAAAACATTCATCAACAGGTACCTTACCATCACGAGCGGATGTTTTAACGGGTAGTACTGCGGTAGAAATTTACGACAAATATTATAGGTTCACAACAAAAACAAATGATAGTGGTGACTACATGATTATGGGAGTTCCACTTGGTGACCAAACAGTGGTTATGGATGTGGACTTATCGGACATTGGTGAATTTTCACTTACTCCACAAGATTTAATTAGGATTGGGTTAGCAACTGAAGCTCAAGTTGCTGGAAATAGATTCAGAACATCGAATGATTTGAACTCATTACCACAGTTAGTTAATTTGACTAAGAATGCGGAGATATCACCATTATGGGGAGACCCTGAGGTTTGTCAAATATCAATCAATAGATTAGATTTCGATTTGAGAGATGATGCAAATGTTGATATCCAACCAACCGCTGTGTTTATGGGTTCTATGTTTTCGTCACCCGATAACATGAGAGTTAGGAAAAATTGTAAACCAAAGGATAACATGGGAAACCTTTGTGGATTGACATCAAGTCCTGGCCAAATATTAGCGATAAGACAAACGATTCAGCAAGATGAGGATGGAAATCCTGTTCTCGAAGTTCACGAATTAGAACAAGCTGGAAATGTTATTGACGGAAGTGGAACATGGTTGACAGAACTTCCAATGAATTTGGATTACTTTATTACAAATGAATTTGGTGAAAAGGTATTGTCAAATGACCCTGCGATTGGTATACCAACCAAAGCGAAGTATAGATTTAAAGTTAAGTGGACACAACCAAATGACTTAACTATTCAAACTAGAAGAGCCTATTATTTAGTACCAAATGTAAAAGAGTATGGATGGTCAACATCAACTTCAGACCCAACGTATTCGACAAATCAAAATACTCTGAAACAACAACAAAGTTCATATTACTTCGGATTAGCTTGGAGTGGATATACAAATGGATTTACAGGTACAAGAAGGACCGACAGATTAAATGAGATAATAGATTGTGAAGATACTTTTTATGAGTTTCAATATAATAGAATCTACACGGTATCATCACTAATCGACCAATTCAAAAAAGGTGGAAAAGGAAGATTTGTTGGTATAAAAGAAATCGATGATGACGCTTGCGAAAGTACAATAAATAAATTTCCTGTAAATGACGGATTCAGAAATTTCGACTTATTGTTTTTCTTATTTTCAATAATTTTTACAATATTACAACCAGTTGGTTTGATATTGTTGGCGGTCGCACATATTTTAATTTGGTTATATAATTTAGTACTTAGTTTCTTATGTTGGTTATCGGGTATAGGGTTTGATATTGCGGTATTATCTTGGTATCCATTTAGAAGATGGAGAAAATATTGTTCTCAGAGAGACACTAGTTTGAGTTTACCGATGATTACGTACCCTGATTGTCAGGCATGTGATTGTAAACAAGATTTTAAAGAAACTGCTAATCGTTCTGAAAACTCTGGAGGTTCGGGGGTTTTAAGTTATTTATCATCACCAACATACTATAATACTTTATTATCTGCAAATTATTTTTCTGCGGATACTGAAAATTCTAACACATTGGCATTAATGTATTCTGAAAGTATTGCAGGTTTTGCAGGTCTTCCTCAAATTGGTGATAATACAAGATACAAAATTCCACTTTCTCAAGAATTCACCTTGGCTAATGGTGCACAAAGATTTACAAATTCTTATAGTTTACCATTAGGAGAAAGAATTAATATTTTTAATCAAAGAAAAACATATTTCACAGGTCAAAATAAGATTAAAGTCACATTCGCTAAAAGTTCAAATATTGGTAAACACCATTATGATAACACTATTACGGTTTTATCTCAGGAACAGTTTTCAGCTGGAGAACTAATAACATTCGTAAACATAACGGCTAGTACGGATACCAATTATCTTTATTCAGCAACAACTAGTAACGGTATCATTACGGGAATAAGTGGTGAAACTTACAATGGAACAGGTACGACTCAAGTAAGTGTTTCATATGCAACTACACAAACTACAAACATTGTTACTCCTGTAGTTTATAATCTACCATATGGTTCGAATGAAACAAACTATAGGTTTCCATCAGATATAGAATACTATCAAGTTGTTACTGCCATAACAGTGTCTCAAGCGTCTCAAATTTGGAATACAGGTACAACTGAGACATTCGGTAATATTATTAATTCACCGACTTATGTTAATCAATGGGGAAAACTTGGAGTATGGATTCTCAACGATATTGTAGAATTAAATCCATATGAATATTACGAAGGTGGGGGAGACCAATATATCTTGATTTTACAAAGAGGAGTAGACCCCTATTCACCAAAATACGTCAATGAGTTTTGTCTTGGTAATTTATTTGGAACTAATGAATCTGACCCGAATTGGATTATTACTGCTGAAACTAGAATGAATATACCAATTCAAAAATTAGATGTTTCTAATATTTCAGTTCAACCTTATAGTCAAAGTGGTATGTACTATCAGTCATACTTCTTTAAACCTGGTACAACAACAACTCCAACACCAGGACAATCATTCACAGGGTATACAACAACGAATACTGCATACTATGGTTCATTAGATACTACAACTAGTCCGATACCTACTGGCTCTGTTGTTTTTGGAGATTCGGTAATTGTTACAACAAGTAATGGGTTCTACTTGAACGCTCCTTCTAGTTCGAACTATGATGAAAGTGAGGACTTATCAGGTATGGGTGTTATGAAAAGTAATTTACCGACAAATTTTGTTCCTACGAATGGTTCAAATAGTTTCGGATATTATTATACAACAAATACATTTTTCGGATTGAATCCAACAATGACAATAAGTAATAGAACATTAAACGTTTTAAGAACAGATAGGTTACCATCATCAGATGGGTTAGACGGTTCTTCGTTTACAAATAATCCATCTCTATTACAACAAAACATAAATTTCAATCTGTACTTGGTTGATACGACTTCTGAAGACATAACATCTGTGGCATTCACAACAGGTGCAGACATACCAATTGTAGACCTTGATGACTTACCTAATGCTCTTACTGTGTTGTCAACGTTCGATTGTCAGAATATGGTTGGATTAACATGTTACAAAGGATTCGGAGATAATTTCGAAGTGAATCAAGATTGTACGACCAAAGATGCAGTTGTTAACGGTTGTTATATGTTCTTGAAAAGACCTCTAGTCGACTTGGGAAAAGATTTAGGAAACTTTGCAGAATGGGGATTCAGATTCAGATTTTTCTATGGTTTATGTAGGGGTGTGTTATCACAATCATTCATGAACAATTGGATTAATGGTTCATTATACATGTTCCCAATTCAAGTTGACACGATTTATAATAGTCAAAATAAAGTTAGTCAAACTAATTTTTGTAGAGATGTTGTCTACTTCAATACCGATAGTAATAATTTCTACTATAGAAGTAGTCCTTATAATGACACCACTAATAGATTCATTGGAAAGATTGCCAATCAAACAGGTGCGGTTAATCAAACTAATTTATTATACCCAACAACGATTGTTAACTTAGGACTCAAGGATTATTTCTATTCTGAAATAACATTTGACCCAAGTACAAAAGGTTACATCATTCCAAATATCGGACCTACAAGTTATGGAGATACTTCAGATTTGATAAACTTCTTTGTTATATCAAGAATTACTGATGAGAGTTTCCTAGCTCAATTAATACCTTTGGGTGATAATTCTTTGAATCAACTTTTCACTCGAGATGACAGAAGAATTGACGGTGACTTAGCTCAATTGATGTCAATTAACTCTGAGATTGGAAATATAAATTTCTCACCAGAATTCTACTCAAATATTCCAGGTGAAACGAATCAACCAACAACGATATTAGGTACCGCATCAAATCCTGTTATGGCTGTATGGTTTTCTTCAACAACAGAAGATTTACAAACAAAAGATTATTTGACACCAGGGAGAATAAATTTCAGAGGGACAAACAACGTAGGATATTATCCATACCCTTATGGTATAAAATCA